CAAGGCTTGAATATTGAATATAATACTGTTAAGACAGTGAAACTGGAGAAAATAAATGGCAGAAATAGACAAGTCTTTACCAAACGTAAAGCAGACAATAGAGATACCTAGTCCCGACGAAATTGCAGTAGAAGTAGAAAAAGAGCAACAAGAACCGGACACACCTATTAATATAAAACCAAACGAAGATGGCAGTGTTGATATAGACTTTGATCCTAATGTTGGAAGCCAAGAACAAGGACAAGACCATTTTGCAAATCTTGCAGAATTACTACCCGATGAAGTTTTATCACCAATCGGTAATGAGTTATATGATAACTATGTTGATTACAAATCAGGAAGAAAAGATTGGGAAAGTTCTTACACAAATGGTTTAGAACTTTTAGGATTTAAGTACGAAGAAAAATCAGAACCGTTCAAAGGTGCATCAGGTGCAACGCATCCAGTTTTAGCAGAAGCAGTTACACAGTTTCAAGCGTTAGCTTACAAAGAATTATTACCATCACAAGGTCCAGTTAGAACACAAATTATTGGAACACCAACACCAGATAAAGAACAACAATCTTTACGTGTTAAAGAATTTATGAATTATCAAATCATGTCAGAGATGAAAGAGTATGAGTCTGAGTTTGATCAAATGTTATTTTATTTACCACTGACAGGTTCTACATTTAAAAAAGTTTACTACGATGAAATGATGCAGCGAACAGTTTCTAAATTTGTTCCTGCGGACGATTTAGTTGTTCCGTATACAGCTACCTCATTAGATGATGCGGAAACAATTATACATGTTGTCAAGATGTCTGAGAACGAACTTAGAAAGCAGCAAGTCGCTGGATTCTACAGAGACGTTGAATTAACTCCGGGACAAGACAACGAGACAGATGCACAAAGAAAAGAGCGTGAACTAGATGGAATGGCCAAAGGCAGAAACCAACCCATGTTCACTCTCTTGGAGTGTCATGTTAATTTAGATATCGAAGGGTTTGAAGATACAGATACCCAGGGACAAGCGACAGGGATCAAGCTGCCTTACATCGTGACAGTTGAAGAAGCATCTCGTGAAGTATTATCAATTAGAAGAAACTACGAAGTAGGTGATGCAACTAGAAGTAAGATACAATATTTTGTACATTTTAAATTTTTACCTGGTTTAGGATTTTATGGTTTTGGTTTGATACATATGATTGGTGGTCTATCTAGAACTGCAACTGCAGCATTAAGATCGCTCCTTGACGCTGGAACCTTTTCAAATCAGCCATCAGGATTTAAAATGCGTGGTATAAAATTACGAGACGAAGCGCAACCATTACAACCGGGTGAGTTTAGAGATGTAGATGCACCAGGTGGTAATCTACGAGATGCGTTTATGCCATTACCGTTTAAAGAACCATCACAAACACTATTACAATTAATGGGTGTTGTTGTGGGTGCAGGACAGAGATTTGCATCTATTGCTGACTTACAAGTTGGCGAAGGCAATCAGCAGGCAGCAGTTGGTACAACAGTTGCTATGTTAGAAAGAGGATCTAGAACAATGTCAGCGATTCATAAAAGATTGTATGCTTCTATGAGACGCGAGTTTAGTTTAATGGCTAGAGTTTTTAAACTTTACTTACCTCCAGTTTATCCATATGATGTTGTTGGCGGTCAAAGACAAATCAAGCAAACTGATTTTGATGACCGAATAGATATATTGCCAGTTGCGGATCCAAATATCTTTTCACAGACGCAGCGGATATCACTCGCTCAAACGGAAATGCAACTGGCAGCTTCTAATCCTGCTATTCACAATCAGTATGAAGTCTACAGAAATATGTATGAAGCATTAGGTGTAAAAGATATAGATTTAATTTTAAAAAAACCACAGCCACCTATGCCAAAAGACCCAGCGTTAGAACACATTGATGCTTTGGGCGGTGTGCCTTTTCAAGCTTTTCCTGGTCAAGACCATCAAGCACACATCACAGCGCATTTAAATTTTATGGAAACTAACATGGTAAAAAATTCACCTGTGATTGGCGCTGCGATACAGAAAAATATACTAGAGCATATTAGTTTGATGGCACAAGAACAGATTGAAATGGAGTTTCAACAAGAATTACCACAACTTGCACAGATGCAACAGATGGCACAACAGAATCCACAGCTACAACAACAAGTTAGAATGTTGTCAGAGAAGATTGAAGCTAGAAAAGCAGTGTTAATATCAGAAATGATGGATGATTTTGCAAAAGAAGAAAACAAAATTACATCTAGATTTGATAATGACCCTATTGCAGCGTTAAGATCAAGAGAAATAGACCTACAAGCTAGAGAAAATGAACGAAAAGAGCGTGAAGGTAAGGAAAGATTAGACTTAGATCGTATGAAAGCGATGATGAATGATCAAAACCAAGATGAAAAACTAGAACAGAACGAAAAATTGTCTAAATTAAGAGCTGACACGTCAATTCAAAAGACAATTCTAAGTAAAACTATACCATCAACAGATAAAATACCAGATCAAGTGTCAATAATTAGAGGAGGAGAACAATAACATGTGGTTTTCAGCACTTAAACTTGGATTGAACGCGGCAACGCACATCTACAAGAAAAAACAAGAAACGAAAATGAAAATGGCTGATGCACAACTGATGCATGCAGATAAGATGGCCCGAGGAGAGAGCGAGTACCAGGGCAAATTGCTAGAGGCTCGACAATCGGACTGGAAAGACGAGTTCGTGTTGGTCGTGTTAACGCTCCCGATATTAGTGATCGCTTGGGGGGTCTTCTCGGACGATCCGGGTGCAGCTGCAAAGATAAAAGAGTTCTTTGAACAATTCCAACAGCTCCCGTCATGGTTCACAAATCTTTGGATCCTTGTCGTCGCGAGTATTTATGGTATAAAGGGAACACAAATCTTTAAAAACGGAGGAAAAAAATGAGAAAAGATTATGAAACAAGAAATAAAATGATGGGTGGTGGCATGATGAAAAAAAGAACCATGATGAAAAAAGGTGGTTTAAAAATGGTTTCAAAGAATGGAAAAAAAGTTCCTTTCTTTGCTGCTGATGGCAAAGGTGCTAAAGATCTTGGCAAAGCTAAGATGATGAAAGGTGGCCGTGTTAAAAAAATGGGCGGCGGTATGTCTAAGTTAAATCCAGGTCTTAGAAAATTTATGATGGCTAAGAAGAAAGCTAAATAATGGCTGGACCAGGTTTATATGCAAACATAGCAGCTAAAAAAAGAAGAATCGCTGCTGGCTCTGGAGAGAAGATGAGAAAAAAAGGAGCCAAAGGTTCGCCAACTGCAGCTAACTTTAGAAGAGCTGCACAAACTGCAAGGAAAAGATAATGACTAAACTATGTCCTAGAGGTAAAGCGGCAGCGAAGCGTAAATTTAAAGTTTACCCGTCAGCATATGCTAACGCTTACGCTTCTAAAATCTGTGCTGGTAAGATTAAAGATCCATCTGGTGTAAAGAGAAAAGATTTTAGAGGTCCTAAAAAAGCTGAAGGCGGTAGAATATATAAAGCTAAAGGTGGACTAATGGAAGCTACACAAAGACTAAAACGACAAGGTTTTGGAATGGGTGGCGCTTGCATACAAGTTAAAGGTTTCGGTAAGGCACGAAGACCAAATAAATAACATGGCAAAGAATGGTTTAAAAAAATGGTTCGCACAAAAATGGGTAGATATTGGGAGCAAGCGAAAGGATGGTTCTTTTGCAAAATGTGGCCGTTCAAAACAAAAAGCGGACGCGAAGAGAAAGTATCCGAAGTGTGTCCCACTTGCAAAGGCGAGACGTATGTCAGAAGGCCAAAGAAAATCTGCCGTTGCAAGGAAACGGGCAGCTGCCAATGTGGGACCAAAACCAACTAACGTAAAAACTTTTACAAAAAGAACTAAAGCTGCAAAAGGTTATTCAGCTGGATATATGGGAAAAAGTATAAACAGTGAATATGGAGGGGTAAAACTATCTAACCCATCTTATGTTAAATATTATAAGGGCATGATTTAATGAACTTAACTAGAGATTTAGAAAAATTAAAAAAACAAAAACAGTTGAAAGAGTCTGCAATTGCTCAACTTAGAAAAAGAAGTAAGGATTCTAATGCAAGACCAAAAGCAGAAAAAAATATATTATCAACTGATCCAAGAATGCAGAGAATTTAATGAGAGCCTATTATTCAAAAGGCACAATGCCTGCAAGAAACAAAAAAAATTTTAGATCTACTAAAAGTGGTGCTGGAATGACAAGAGCTGGAGTTAAAGCTTATAGAAGACTTAATCCTGGTTCTAAATTAAAAACAGCTGTGACGGGTAAAGTAAAACCAGGATCTAAAGCTGCAAAGAGACGTAAATCGTTTTGTGCAAGAAGTGCAGGACAAATGAAAAAGTTTCCTAAAGCTGCTAAAAATCCTAACTCTAGATTACGTCAAGCTAGAAGGAGATGGAAATGTTAAAAAATGGAAAAAAGAAAAAAATAAAAGGTGTAATTAAGGGTTTAAAAAAAGCTTCTAAATTACATGCGGGTCAAGCTAAAACATTAAAAGGAGTTATTAGTGGTAAAAAAACTAAATAAAGTAGCTAAAGCATTAAGTAAAGCTTCAAAGCTTCATAAAAAACAATCTAATATAATTAAAAAACATATTAAGGATATGAAAAATGGCGGATCCAAAAAAAGGAACGGGTAAGAAACCACCTGGCACTGGTAGAAGATTATACACAGATGAAAATCCAAGAGATACTGTAAAAATAAAATTTGCGACACCTGCAGATGCAAAAGCAACTGTTGCAAAAGTTAAAAAAATTAATAAACCGTTTGCAAGAAAAATTCAAATATTAACTGTTGGAGAACAGCGTGCCAAAGTTATGAATAAAAATCAAGTCGCTGCTATATTTAAGAAAGGAAAGGAAGTAATAAGAAAAAATGAAAAAGGCAATACTGGACGCGCTTGAGGCAAGATACAATTCTCAAATAGCTGAAGCAGATGCAGTCATAAAAATCTATTTAGAAAATAGTGTTGGCATTGGAGAACATCCACAACATATTGACGAAGTAGATAAGCTAGTTCAAAAAATAGCTGATGCTCAAGAAAAGTTAGAGGTTTTAAAAGACTTTGAACCAGAAAGGAGCATCTTATAATGGAGGATGGATTAGTAATTGTATCTAAATTACAAAAGTTAATGAGAAACAATTTACAAATTATTGGAGACACCATGATTACAGGTGGGGTTGACAATATGGAAAAATATAAGTATTTACTAGGACAAGCTAATACTTATCAAATTATGCTACAGGAAATCTCTAACCTGCTAGAAAATAAGGAGCAAAAAAATGACGAAGGAACA